GGTTGTCTGCGGAATCATCAACTACACCGCTCGAATTGACAGTACCCTTGTGCAGTTCCGGCATGACGTGAGCCTTCGAACGGGCAAGCATATCCACGCCGTCAACGTCACGTGCTGCGGGTACATACTTCTTTTCGAGCTTGAAATCGTCTGGAGTAAGTTCTAGATTGCCGATTCCCCATAGAATGACATATACATACACCGCATCGGAAGGAACAGGCACTTCCGTTGTCGTATTTTTTGCGAATCCGACATAGGCAGCATTATCGCACAGGTAGCCGCCTTCAATCAGCTCCTGCTTATTCGTATCGACATAAGGCAGCGCCTTTGTCGTGAACGTAATTCGGCAAGAAACAGTTTCTTGCGTAGTAATCTTGACAAAGTTGTATCCGGCAACTGCGATACGGCTGCTCAACGCCGTCCCACCACCTTTCCAATCACCCGCCGTCGTAATGCACCGATCAGCGGTAGTTTCTTCCAAGTCTGGCGTGACAACTTCGAGGTTCACGATCTGCCCCGTGGCGTCCGCCTTGACCTCGACAAGAGCCTTCTCTACGTTGTCAGCACCGATAAACTCCGAGCTTACTGGAATGTCCGCCGCGACCTCGCTGAACATCACGTACTTAGGCTTGCGAGAGTACACGTCGCCATCCTTCGTGCCGTATATCACGTAGATGTAACGTGCGTCCGAAGGTATCTCTAAAAGAGCGGCATCGGAAGTAAGAGGGGTAATTTCCTGCTGCGAATCACTTAAATTCGGTTCTTCGCCTACAGTCTTCGAATTATCCTTGAGGAAGGCGACTGTCGAGAAATCGGAATCATTAGCAGCTATCAGTACACGACTTGCTCCGGCAGGAACCGGAATCAAGTTTGTCCACACTGTTGAACTTAACGCCCATAGTCCAGTTGATGTGTTGATAATCACTTTGTCCACATTAGAGTCATCAACAGTCCGGGCGAAGAAGCCCTCGACACCATCGACGTTGTTATCGACCGTCATGATAGACTTGCTGCGCTTGAAAGTGCAAGTATCTTCGGTCTGGACTGTTGCGACAACGTAACAGTCAACGGGAGCCACAACCATCTTCACTGCGTCCGCAAGCGTACCGCCTTGGAATCCTTCCACATGGGTAGTGGTCGACTTAGACGGTCGAGTGGCGCACCATCCGACGTTGAATTGGTACGACGAAGTTTCACCGCTCGCAGAAATTATGAACAGGTCGCCCTTTTTAGCACGGGCGAACAGGACCTTAAATCCCGATGACTGCTTGACGTTCGGGTCAGCTTGAACAAATGAACCGTCACCGATTGCGACCGCGTTGTCAATCTTGCTTTCGAGTACAGTCTGCAAATCGGTAACGATAACATCGCCAGCGCTCCAAGCTCCGTAGTGAGACACCTTGAACGTGTACGCCTTGCCGTCAGTGTAAGTTACGCTATATCCTGCCGGATATGGATTATCACTTGTTCGGGTCGGATCGAACTCCGGTGCTATACTATTAGAAATGTTATCAGCGTAGGTCTTTAGTGCAGTCTGTTCGCTTGCTTTGGCAATGGTGTTTCCGGGCAACGATTTCGGACCGTTGGCGGTCATGATAGGCAGTTTAGAACCGGCGACAAGATCCGATTCTGTTGCGGCCGTATTGTTAGCAGAATCTTTAACAACGTTGTTTGCAACGTATTGATGATCCATGAAGAAAGACGTTAAGCCGTCGCCATAAAAGCCATCGCCCTCGCGAAATTCCGTAAGTTTCGGAATCACGTCTTTTGCTCTTATTTCTTCGTCTGTAGCCATGATAAATTCTCCTTAGTTTTTAGAAATGATTCCTTCGATATCAAACGAATAAATACTGGGTTCGCCGCCTGTAAATTCAATAGCAAAGTAATAGTCGTCAGCAAAAGTCGTTGAAGACTGCATTTTATTCATATAACGTAATTCATTTATACTCGAATAAGACAAGCTAACAGTATTTATCGTAGCAATTGCATTGGCTTCGCCTGTTTTGCGCAAAGTAAATACGGCGTTTCCAGTTCCATCCGTGGAAGTAATTCTCAAATAAAAACTTTCGTCAATAAAAAATCCTGGTCCAAGAGTGAAAAAATCGCTTATTCGATAAAAGCCGGTTGAAACTGTTGCTTTAACAGCCTGACTTTCGACAAGCTGCTTTGCAATCGCATTTTTCGAGATCGCATCAATAGCGGTTACAAGTTGGACAAATGAATTTTTATTTAGCGACGCCCCGGAAGACGTAATCACGTTACAGATTTCGTCCTGAACGGCATTAAGCCAATCGGCATCAACAACGGTGCCTTCGACGCCCAACGTCGGATTTTTATCGACAAAGTTTCCATCGACAGCCGTCGATGTATCAATCCTATGCATTATTCACCTCCGCGTCATAATCAGCCCAGCCGTTTACAGCGATATTTCCAACAATCGTTAAACTTTCAGAACACTTTACTTTTATTTTGTACGTTTTTAAACTATCATCGACATTTTTTAAACAAATTCTTCTACGTCCTAAGAATCCGCTTTCATTTACATCAACATAAAAAAGGACTCTTTTAAAAATCGCTGAATCATCCGCACGTTCGATTCTAACATCAAGCGTTCCAGACGCTCCAACAGCCGTCGCAACAGTCACGGTCGCCGTAAAATCAATAAAACCTCCAGTCGGTACATCAAACTCGTCAACAACGGAACCCGTAGAATCAACTCCAGGAGCATTCCCGGAAATAGTTTGTTTTTGCAAATCTTTTTCAAGATTTTTATTTAATGCAGCCAGCACCTGCGAATTATCATTTTTGTCAAGCGCAATCCCGGAGTTTGTAATGTAGTTGCAAATTTCGCTTTGCAGCGCATTCAGCCAAAGCGCGGGAACAAGCGTTCCTTTGCGCCCCGTCCTGTAATCACCATCGGAAAAATGCCCGTCAACACTGTATAAAGAATCTATCTTGTACATAATCACTCCGGGTACGTGTAGGCAATAAGTCTTTCGCCGTTGGAAGTCACAATCGCCGCACCGCTGCTCGTCACTATGACCATATTTCGCGGCGTCAGATACGAATAGATCATCTTTATATGCGCCTGTTTAATTCGTTCAAAAACAGATTCTACGCTATAATTCGAGAAGTCAAGCAGCAAGTCACCAGCCGTCGAAGCGCCCGCCCTGAAATATTCGTAAGCCAGCAGCGGAACTCGAAAACGGATCATCATGTAAAAATTCGGGTCATCGTCACCGAAATCAACACCTTCAAACTTTTCCGGGTTGTACAGATATTCGAAAATATCCGCATCAACTTTCATCAAAGACAAAATTCGCTTGTAGAAATTTATCGAGCAGCCGCCAAATGCAAAGCCCGTGCGGTAAATTTCACGTCTGCGTTCGTCGCTATTGGCCGTAACGACGCCGATTTCAGGAAGACCCAGCTCACGTTCCCACTCGTCAAAATTGTCCGTATGGAGCGGATTTAAAGCTTTTAAAACAGCAACGCAAAAGCCCCAAAGATACAGCAAAGCCGCCGCAATCGCGGCGACAATCTTTTTCAAAACCGTGCCATCCGAAAAATCGAAAAGAACACCCTTCGGGAAAAGACCTTCGATAAAATCTTCAAAATCATCTTGTCCGTAATCGCGCACAAAGTTGTAAACAGGCACATCGGCCGGGCTTCCGATTTTGACATTTCCAAGATTAACGGAAAATCCGGAGCCATCAACGACGCTGCACTGAAAATCTCCAGCAACATCAGGAACTACAACCGTCAAGCGGTCATGAGTAAAGGACTCCACGACAGCGACTACATCGCCAAACTTGACAAAGCATCCAGAATCGAAAAAACCGCCAAACACGGTAAAAGTCAAGCCCGAACAAACTACTTTCGACGATGTAGATTCAACATAAATCATGTCAAGTTCTCGAACGAAACAGTAGAATCCAAAGAATAAACATTCACGACTTCGCCGTTGATCGTCACGTCGTCACCGACCGCCGTATAAGTCTTGTCAAGTGTGTAATCATCTGCTATATAAACGTTGTTTACAATCAAAGAAACAATATTGCAGTTATCGACGCCGCCAAAATCCACAATCCTTTTGCGGATGCTTTCGCGGCTGAAACTTTGTCCAGGGCCAATCATGCTAAAGTAAGACTTGAGCGCACTCACGACAGAATCTTTGTAAAAGTCATTGACAACCGGAATCGCAACCGTTATCAAGACAGTCAACGGCGTGACGGTCCCGACAAGCGGTTTTGACGTTGCCGGACGTCTATCATTCGATGTAATGTAATCGCTAATTTCACCGACGATCGTAGAATTTAACGCAATCGACGGTGTTCTAAAATCCATCACATAGACAGATGTATTGTTCGTAAACGGCCAATTCGGGACAACGAAACACGCCGAAACTTCGCTAAACGACATCGCCCAAAGCCAGTAATCGGCAACGGAACCGCCCATCGGTTGATTCTTAGCACGAACCTTCAGCCTTGAGCGGTACTCTTCAACGGACTCTCCCCATTGACGCACAACGCCGTCAACGGTCACGTCAACGGCAGAACCGCCGTAAAGACCTTCTGAATTAACCGCAATTTCAAAGTCACCCGGAGCTGCATCGCGAAACGCGAGAACCGTTTCGGCAGGCAAATTGAAAGATGCACCGAAGCCAAGCGAATAAACTTGAGCCGTCGCCGTCGTTTGGCCTGCCGGTATTGTCGCGGCTGTTAAAAGCTGGTATTCATTGCCTGTCATTTCGTCTATAAGTACCGTTCCAGCCGGAACGGAAGTTTCACCGACTCCAGTGAAAACAACAACGCCACGCGCGCGGCTTGCGGGCTTTGGCGGCATCCCGTAAACGTCACCCTTGCGGACAAGCCCGTCAACGTTTGCAGACGAAATAAAACTGTTTTTCCACAGAGCAGAAACTAACAAGATAACAAGATAAATCGCACCGGCGACAACCTTTGAAAAGACCTTGAGAACCATCGCGCGCAAAACGCCAGACGTGCCGTAAAAAGCTTCGCTGAATCCATTTTCAACGGTACTGTTTACTTCGGACAAAGTAGGAATCTTGAAAGCCATTAGATACTAGCCTCCCAGTTTATCTGCCAACGGAATTCTTCTTTTTTCGAATCCGGACGGATAACAGAAATTTTCATCAAAAGAATAAATCCATCAATTACAGCTTCGACAATAACATCTTTTGCGACGCCGTCATCAATCATCCACTTTAAAGCCTTTTTAGCTTCGGATACGGCATTTACGGCCGTCGGTTCGCTTAACTTATTCTTAAAAAGTTTCCAGAGCTGCGAACCGATTTCAACATCCTCAAGGCTATTGCCCCACCAGCCGCCAATATCGGGCAAAAGGCTTGCCGCATCGCGAATTGACGTATCACGCGACCAGCACACAATCGAAAGCAAAACAGCGTTTTCAAGCGTATCCGTAAGCACCAAATCGCCACGGCTATAATCAAGGTCGTAGCGTCCGTTTTGCGTCTTTTTCAGTGCCAAATCGCTCATGTTTTTAAATATACATTTTTTTATGAAAAAGTGTCAAAAATTGACATTAAAATTACGAACCGGGAACAGGCTCAGTTGTCGCACTCCCTGAAACCGGGTGCGAATGCGTTGACAGATGAATAGCCGTTGTGTCCGTGTAGGTCTCGCCCGCCTTTATTACGCGCGCGGCGACCTCGCCAACGGCCAAAACATCACCCTCCGAAACAAGCCCATTCTTAGCGATTACGCGGCCGTTAAAAAGAATATCTTTTCCGGACGCCGGGAATACATCGACATTTCCGTTTTTGTCCAGAACAACTTTCTGGCCAAATTCGCTGAACAACGCAACCTCGCCGGATTCCAGCGCTGGGATGCCTCCAGCTTCGCCCTGCGAAGCCACCAGAACGCAATCATCGCGCGCACCGCCAACGAATAGCGCCACACCATGCGCCCCGCTTTTAGGTACGCTTGCGAAGCCGTAATGCTGCATCAGGCGAACGCCCGAATGACGCTCGTTTCCCAGCACGACAAAATCAACGCTAACGCCGTCCGACGATTTCGAAGCAGCTTCGATAACGCATTTGCCGACAAGCAAGCGCAAAGACCTTCTCAAACTTTCCAACAACCTAATCACCGCAATTTACTCCCCGTCTGCGCCCTAATACTGGCCCAAACATCCCTTTTAGCCTTTGTCGCCCTCACGCTTTTCTTTGCGACAGGGAACCCCGGCGCTGGAGAATAACACGACGGATCAACGAGAGACAACGCCGTTGTCAATCCCGAACTAACATCGAAACGCATATCAACACGATTCACAAGATATTCACCGGGTTCGCCGATTATCGCGGGCAAATCCACGCGCACAATCAGACCAGGCGACCACAGCGCGCCACCGTCATTTTGACGCCATCCGGAAACGTTCACGGTCAACGCATTCGCCACCGCTTGACGATGCTTGGCCTCCCACATTGCGCGGTCCTCACAGCATTCTTTAGTCGCCCAGCGTTCGTCAACCATCACCCAGCGACGTTTACGCACAGATTCATCATCGATAACTTCGGCAAACGTCTTTCCCTCAAAATCGCTCGCAGCGACCACGCGGTAAACCTTGTAACGATTCTTTGTGCTAAAATTCCCGGACGCCGAAAGAACGTTCACGCCCTGCACGATATCGGTGGACGCCGCACGGTAACGCCCGCCATCAATGCGAACGCGACCGCTGCCATCAGTAACAGGGATACAACGGCGAAGCCTGCAAGCGTCCATCATCACTTCGTGTGCGCTTTTTCCAGGATCGCCCGAAAACTTTTCAAGCGGTGCGCCAACGTCAGCACCAGCCGCGCCGTCAAACGCAACGCCAAATTCTGCACAAATTATTCTTGCAATTTCATCAACTTTTTTATTTTCAAAATTCACAGTTTCAGGCGGACAATCGACAATATCTTTTACTATTTCACGCCCAGCAACGCCAAACGAGCAGCCCGAAGCGCTGAACGACGGACGGCATTCGTCGTTAAATCCGCGCACAACCAAATCGTCATTTTCGAAAATTTCAATTTTATCTTCCGGGAACGTCGGGAGCCACGCGCCTTTTTCCGGAACAGCTTGCAAAGAATACGTCGCGCAAAACTGGTCGAGCGCTTTTGTAACGTTGACCGAAGAAAACCCGCGCATTTGCGCTCCATTGCACATTACAGCAATCATTTGCTTAGGACCTTAACTTTACCCGGCAAAATAAACAATCCCTGAACAAGCCCGTTACGGTCGAGAATCTCTTCCGCGCGGTCCACAGATCCGTAAACATCATAACAAACTTGTAAAACGTTGTTTGAATACGTAATATCCTTTTCAAGAACGACCGCGATATTTTCCATAGTCGAACGTAGATAACCAAGCGAAGCCGATTCCAGGTTACTAATCGACATATAGTCATCCACGTCGTTTGTCTGTTCAAGCAGCCATTCAAAAGTTTCAGAAACTTTCTTTTGCATCGCGACGGCATCGTCCACGCTTGAAAATTTCGCATCCAAAAGCGAAGAAGCCACCATCGAAGCGGCCAAATTCTTGAACGTCGCCGCAATCCTACCCGCCGGATTTTCGCCATTATCAAGATCGCGGACGCGCTCAAGCATATCCAGGTATTCTTCAACGTCGTTTTCGTCGTTGTCAACTCCGAACATTTCTTTTGTCGCGGTAACGATATTTTCAAGACGCGCCACAAAGTCAGCCGGTGCCATCATTATAGTTGCCGCATTTGACTTCATTGCGCCAACGGCGGCCACAAAATCATTCACCGTCGCCAACACCTGACGAGCCGAAAGAACCGCGTCCATAGCCTTTTGCGTAAACTCAACAGCCAAATCAACGACGCCTTTTCCTTTGCCTGTAATCGTAAAATTGTCCGAAAACTTGTCCGCAGAATTTTTTTGAAATTCGCTTGCGGCCGCCTTTGTAACGCCAGCCAAATTACGCTGGACCTGGCGACCATCCGCAGCGCTCACCGGCCTAAATTCAACCTGTAGCGTGCAATAGTTTACACCAGATTTTCCACCGGAAACAGTCAAAGAAACGCATTCAGCCTGGAACCGCCCGAAAAACGGATGCACAAGCTCCCCAGCCCCCTCTTCATTACAAGCAGCAATCAAGTTGTCGCGCGCTTGTTTGCACTCGTCACCGACAAGATAAATGTTAATCGGATGCGTCGGAATTTTCCCGCCCAAATCTTGATTTATGTAGTTCGAAGAAAACGGAACCGGGTTCGAAACGATATTGCGACCGCCACCCTGCATCTCGTAGTCATCGACAAAGAACGGCACTCCCTTGAAAGAGCCGCCAACAACGTTCACCGTCACGCCGTCAACAGTAATATCTACACGCTCAAGCTCGTCAATCGCAGCCATTAAGAACCTCCGAAGGCATAGCCAGCAGAATAGTCAATATTGCCATAATCGAAATTTGCAGACGGAGTAATCTTTGTGCCACGCGGGACCCCTCGAAAATCAACCGTCAAGCTGCTAGACGTTGACGCCTGTCCACCGGTCAACACGACGGCGTTTTCTTCGCCAACAGGAATACTTTGTGCATCATAAGCACCGTAAGAACCGACATCGAATCTTTGAGACCGCCACCAGTCACCAGCACCGCCCGCAATCTTTTCGCCAATTATAGGGAGTTTCGCAACACCGTCTGCAATCACGGCGAAAGCATCGATAAAGTAATTTGCAAAAACTTTCACGCCGTTAATGAACGCCGGGAAAACATCATCGACTACAAAACTTTTCAACATCGCCCAATTATCGATAACACTTTTAATTGCGGATCCCCAAGCGACAACACCTGTAACGACAAGACCGACCACGCCCACAATAGGAGCCGCAGCCGCAACAGCCGCGCCGAAAGCGGGTCCAATCGTCGCCACGGCCGCACCAACAGCGCCAACGGCCGTTAAAATAGTCCCGCCAATAAGAGCGCCCGCCGCCGTCAAAATCGGCACCCACGGCCCCGTAAAATCGACAATGGAGCCGACACCAGAAGCGACCGCCGAAACACCCGTCAAGATAACTGGCAACGCCGAAGTCACATCGTCGATGACTTTAGGCAACTTGTCCGAAAGCTTGTTTACAATGGAATCAATTTTAGGACGATTTTTGTCGATAAACGAAGCGACCCCGTCGAACATCTTTGTAAATGCCGGGACAAGCGCAAAGAAAAGATCCTTGCGAATGCCACCGATATATTCGCGCATCGTCTGCAACTTATCATTGAACGCTTCGGCCGCTCCAGCCTGGGCCAACGTATAGCCCGCATTTGTGCGCTCGTAAAGCGCAACAGCTTCGGCAATACCCTTGGAGCCATCTTTCAGCAGCGACGACATTTGGATGCTGCTTCGGCCAAACAGCTCTTGAGAAACGCGGTTGCGGTCCTGTGAATTTGTCAGCTTCGAATAAGCATCCGCAACGTCCATCAACAAATCAGTCTGCGAACGAATGGAGCCGTCAGCGTTTCTTGTCGCAACGCCAAGAGCGTTGAAAAGCTCGATTTGCGTCTTCTCGCCAGCCGCAGCCTTGCCCGTATTCACCGAGAATTTTTGCAAAGCTGCATCGACGTGTTCAAGGCTCATGCCAGCGTGCATACCAGCGGAGCGCAAAGCCTGCAATTCGCCGACCTGCATCCCCATCAGCGCCGAAGTCTTACCGATAGCGTCAGCGGCGGCCGCTTGTGAAGCAGCAAGCCCGTACACCGCAGAAACAGCACCCTCGACCGTTTCCGCGACGGCGCTGAACATATTTTTAACGGCACCAGCCGCAACGACCACAGACTGAAACGCAACGCCCTTCTGAATAGACGAAATCTTTGCAGACAACTTGTCAACGGCAGAAGTAGCTCCATCTACACCGCTAACGACAGATTTAACGTCGTGATTTACAGCCCCGACGCCCTTAGTCGCAAACGATAGAACAGTATTAATTTTCGGTGATGCCATAAATTAGCGCCCATCAATGCAGATAACTTTAGAACAAACAACATTTTTAACACTCGACGGACTAACCCAGCGGTCGAAATAACCACAGAATCCGCTCAATACAAACGAAATAACAGACGCCTTAAATCGCGAAACACCAGCGTTTAAAAGAATCCCTTTGAAAATAGAATCGCATTCCGGGAGCGAAAGAATAAAATCTTTTTGCAGACAACCTTTTACATCATACAAGAAGCAAAAAGCGAAACCGGCGAAATTATAAAGCTCGTTTTTCTTGTCGATTTTCTTGAACCACTTCTGCAAAAATTTCGGAACGTTCAAGCCGTCATTTTCATAACCCTTTTTGAACAAAAGTTCAAACGCATAACAGCGTTTATCACGCTCGATTTCCATGCACAAAGAAACATCGTCCATAAGGCGAACGCATCCAGCCTTCGAGAAATACCACGAAAGCGCGCCGTTCAAAAAAGATTTTTTCACCTTGACAGACATCTATTTCCTTTTTGGCATAGTCCACTTCATGAAAGCAATAGCACGGTCATACCAGAATTTCAATTCATATAAAGTCATTCTGCGCAAATCTTGCACGCTAAAATGGAAAACACCAGCAACAACGCCTAAACGGTGGTTTAGGAATTTCCCTTCGCCGCGCCGGTATTCTGCAAGAAAAAATCAGTAGAAATCTTGAGAATCTCGACGTAATCAGGAACAGACATTTTTTTAACAAGCGGCTCGCCCAAGTCGATAGACAAAGAAACTTGTCTGCAATTTCGATCACCATCACCAGCCCCGGCGTTCTGGCATTCGATATAGTCACCGGCATTATACTTCTCTTTAATCGTGACTTCCTCGATAACTTTGCCGCCAATATCAATCGGTTCTTTTAATTTGTACTGCATTTCTAACTCCTATTTTAAATGCAAAATCAAGCTACTCATAAATATAAATAAAACTGTCATTTTTTGACATAAAAATTTTATAAAATTAAATATGGGTTAAAATCTTGTTTTAGTTTTGTAAACTTTCTTAATAAAAATTGCCGAAATTTTCAGAATTTAAGCACTTTTTGTAAATTTTACGTAATTTATGTAATTTTCTATTGCTTTTTCTACGTAATTTACGTATATTATGTACATAAAGAACAACAAACAAGAGGTTACAAAATGAAAACGAAAGAAGAAAACAACAACATGGTCAAAGAAATGGTAATGGCGATTTGCCACGGCGGTTTTGGCAGACTCCAGGCCATGCTCGGTGCAAAGGCCGACAAGATCACCGACAATAGCTTCCAGTTTTCATTCAAGATGTTCCGCAAGGCCAACATCTTCAAGATCGAACTCGACGAAGCACAGGACCTCTACAACTGCTACTTCATCAAGCAAAAGAAGTACACGACAAACGACTTCATCAAGGGCCTGAGCTTCGAAGATGCGAAGTTCCAGCCCGTGACGGTGAAGGAAGTCAAGGGCTTTTTCGCTGACCAG